CTTGCGAACGCCGTAAAGCATTTCCGGGTCGGTGATCAATTTCCTGTCGCGCCCGGTCATTTCATCCATGACGCTCTTGACCACGCCGCGAACCGCCGGACGGCGCCCATCGGGGCTATCAAGAATAGCTGTTGCCGTTTCCGTGACCGGGGACGGATCAACGTCTTTCTTATTGCGCCACGCGGCTTCCAAGTCTGCGGTTGCACGCTCGCCGCGCGCTTCCTCTAGCCGCCGTTTTTGCGTTGGCGTGCCTGCCAACTCGTCAATGAAAGCCCCGCGCGCTTCGTTGTTTGCTTTCGACAACTGCTTGAACGGTTCGCCCATTTCCATTTCAAGCAGCTTTGCCCGGCGTGCTGCTGGCGCGGTCTGCACCATCTGCGCTTCGGTCGTCTGCACGCCTGGGATGTATTCCTTCGTGTCCATCCCACGCGGTTGCGGTTCAAGCAGTCGGTCACGTTCTGCGGTTGACCGCATCGCCTGCATTTCCGCCCGCGACATTTTCGCCGCACCTTCAGGCGTGGCCGCAGCACCAACCGAACGCGGCCCGAACCCTCCCGCATCAACCGCCACCGATTGCTGCGGCGCAGGCTTGGCTTCGTTGTCAACGCGCCGAATTTCCGCGACGATCTTGTCGAGCAGGAACCTTCCGCGCCCCGGCCCTTGCACGTCTTCCGCCATGCGTTTTGACAGGTCGTCCGCAATCCGCGCTAGAGCGGCTTCGTTGGTGGCGGCTGGCGCAAGTTTGTTGCCGGGAACGCGAACGCCGCCAGCAGAGCCCATGAACGCCTCGAAGAACGCTGCCAGGTCGCGTCCTAGTTGCGGCTGGCCTACCTCCGCGCCAGTCTGCGCCACGCCTGCCTGCGCGCCACGGAACGCACCGCCAAGGGCACGCAACGCGCCTTCGCCTGCCGTGGCAATCGGGTTAATCATAAGCTTGTTGGCGCCTTGCAGCATCGTGCCGCCGCCAGCCGCCGGGGGGTAAACGCCTAACGCCTCTAGGACTGGCGACACGAGCGGCGGCAGTGGTTGCGAGCCTTCCGCCGCGCCGCGCCTTACAGCCGCCCCCACGCGCCCTACAGCGTCGGCAACGGCGGCAATAGGCTGGCCAACGTCAACCGGCGCAGGAGCCCCCGCCCGCTTCTGGAACCGTTGCGGCATTACGAACGCCACATTGGGATCGTCCGACGCTGCGCCCGCCGTCTGCACGGGTTTGGCAGTTGCCGCGCCCTTGGTGGCATTCAGGAAATCGTCAACGCTGGTGCCGCTGTCAGTCGGCGCGCCCGCCCCGCCCTTGGTCGCCTTCAAAAAGTCTTCAACGGACATATCGGACGCGGGACGACGATCGGCCACGGTTTGCGTCATCCTTCGATAGTGGCCAGTTACGGCAGGCACGTAGGCTTGCGTTTCGTTTGGCAGTTGCCCGCGTCCGGCTATGAAAGCGTCAACGCGCCCTGGCCCAGCGTTGTAGGCAGCAAGAGCCAACTCTGGCCGCCCGTATTTGTCCAGCATCTGCGACAGGTATTTAGCCCCGCCGTAAATCGATTGCGTCGGGTCGGTAAGGTCGGTTACGCCCAATTCTTTGCCGGTGCTGGGCATGATCTGCATAACGCCCGTCGCGCCCTTTGGGCTTACCGCACGCGGGTTGCCGCCGCTTTCCTGCTTGGCGATGGCTCGCAGCAACTGGGGATGAACGTTCCACTCTTTGGCCGCAGCCTCAAAGATCGCGTCATACTCAGGGCGCGGCATTACCTGATCAAGCCTTGGCTTTTGGCCCAGTTGTAATCATTGATCAGCGCCCTTTGATCCGCCGGAGACATACTTTTCATGAACGCCTCAGCCTGCGCTCGGTCCATTCGCTGAAACTGAAACGCGCGCGGGTTGAGGTTCTTGGCAATCTGGTTCTCAAAGCCTTCGCGGTCTGCCTTGTCCGGCCATTGCGCCGCCAATTTGGCGCGGGCGTCTAGATAGTCTGTATTTCCGCGAAGCTGTTTGAGGATCAGCTTGATGCCGTCGGGCGTGAGCGAGGAAGACGGGTTTGCCGCCTGCGTCACTTGCAACCGCGCGTCAGATTTGGCGCCCTGCGCGTCCGCGATCTGGTTGGCCAACTTGTCAAACGATTGGTTTGCGGCGACGGCTTCCGGCGTGATCCCGAACGCACTAGCCAGCGGCGACGCAAACCGCAACGCGGCAGCTTGAAAGTTCTTAATCCGCTCCTGCCCGGTGCCCTGCGTGAATTGCGCGGCTTCCGTTTCCATGTTGGCAAGGATTGCCTCTTGTCCGCGCGCTTGCACGCCTTGATCTGCAATCTCCTGAAACTTGCCTGCGCTTTGCGATCCGGTCGCGTCTTGTGCCGCGACAGCCGCCGGGCCGGGCGCCACGACATTGCCGGTTACTGGCGGCGGCACGTTGGCTGGATTGCGCAAGGCGGCTGGCGCACGCCCGTCGCCTAGCGGGCTCTGCGGAATAGACGCAGGCCCACCCAAAAAAGTCGGGGTAACTTGCACCTTCGGCCCGATGATCGGGTTGCCTTTGGCGTCGTAGCCCGTAACAACACGTTCGTTGAGGTCTGCGCGCGACGGGAATTGCGGGATAGCGGACCCAACGGGCCTAAACCCACCGCCCATAAATGGCGAAGCGCGAACCCCCGGCTGCACATCCTGCCCGGTGCTCATGTCCTGCGGCGTGCCGTAAAGCTGCGCAAACTGGCCGCCGGGATCGAGCGTCGTCAACCCAACTTGCGCAATCATCCGGCGAAGGTGTTGAGGGTCGCGAGACTGCGCAACGCCAGCCGAATATTCGTCGGCCTGTTCCTTCGGCATCACGCCAGCCGCCACAGCGCGGTCAAGTGCGTTGTGCAGCGCCGGAACGATCTCTTGGTCGGGAAGGTGCAGCACAGACATGGCGATAGAACCGATGGCGCGTTGGCGCGTCGCATTCAGCTCCTGATCTGCCGCCTGTGTCTGGACGCCTACCAATTTGTTCTGTGCGATCGCGTTGGCGATGCCAACCGCCTGCCCCGCCATCGCAAGCGGGTTCGGTGGTGCCGCCGTGCCTTGGCCAGCCTGTAGCGGGATGCTCGGATCAAGCGCCATTAACGGAACCCCGCACGAAAGCCTGCCAGCAACGGCGCCACATCTGCTTCAAAACTCGGCGCAGCGCCGCCGGACGGCGCCAATCGGTTAATCAGATTGTATGCGTTATACAGCCCCGCCGCATTGTTGGCCGCTCCGGTGAAAGCGTTGGTCGCCCCAATTGTCCCCGACGCCTGCGCGTTGGCGCCGCTGGTGGCAAACTGCCCGGCATTCTGCGCCGATTGCTGGCCGAACGATCCCGTTTGGTTCGCCGCGTTCTGGCCCATGTTGGTCAAATCCATCAGCTTGCGGAAGCTGTTCGTCTTGTTCGCCTGGTCGATATCAAACTGCGTTTTGTATGTGCTGTCAGCAAGCCCGGTGGCGAAGTTTGCCGCGCCCTTCAAAGCCGCGCCGCTGATCCCGAGCCCCTTAGCCGCCGCTGCGTTTTGCGTCGCCTGCAACCCCTGATCCAGCGCAAACTGATAGCCCGGCGTGGCCCGCAGTTGGTCCATGGTCGGGTTGAACGGGCTAGACAACTGCGTGAGGCGGTTGATGAGGTCGTTGCCCGCCGTGGTGCCAAAACCGCGATATGGCGCAAGATCGGCGCGCGTCTGGTCATACTGTGCCCGCGCCATGTCCGCAGCACGGTTCGCCGCGCCTGCCTGCGTGTCCGCTGCCGACAGCGCAGCGCCAGACGACAACAGCCCGCCAGCCAAAGACACGCCACCGCTGATCAGCGCGGAAACCGGATCAGCACACGCGCCGCCAGCAAACAAGCCGGTATCGACGGGGGCGCCTGGAATACGGATCATCGGGCCAACTCCACCGGACGAACAAGCCTGCCGTTCATCTCAACCGCCTCGCCAATCTGAAAGCCCAGCCATGCCAGCCAACGCAGGGAACGCGGGTAATCAACAGACACCTTCGTTTCAAGCCGGTCGAACATGTCCAACATCAACCCAATCTGCCGCCTGGTTTCGCGCAGATAAAACTTCTTCGCCCGGCTGACCGCAGGCGTCGCCATCATCCAAACCCGCCCGGTCGTGGCGTCGTCTGCCTGCACCACGCCGCCGACAAATGCCGGAACCCCATCAACCACGCCCGCGAACGAATGCACCGAAAGCGCCACCGCGTTACGCAGCACCGCAGCCCCGCCGATCCGCTCCAAGTCCGCGCGCTCTGCATCGCCCATCGCTGGCAGGAAGTCCGCGATTAGGTCCGGCGTGACGGCGCGCACTTCGTTCATCAGGCCGTGAGCCCCGACACCGCGATATTGACAACGCTCGTGACGCTCGCCAGCGCCTGCAACGTTTCGCCTGGCGCAAGCACCATGTTGGCCAACTCCGGCGCCACGTAAGCCTGCCCAGCCGACAGGCTAAACGCGCTAATTACCCGGTTGCCGGTGGTGGCGCTGCCTGCGTTCGGCACGCGGTGAACGGTAATCGTCCGCGCGCTTGCATCGGTATTGGTGAACACCGCCGACTTGATGATCACCGTGGAAGCGCCGCCCGCCGTCACATACGCCGCCGCCGACGCAGTAAGGGTGCCAGCGCCAAGATTTGCCGGTGCAATCGTTGCCATTTAACTCACCATCAAGGCGACAAGCGCCGGGTCATTTTCGGGAACGCGCGCGGGTTCATCCATTAGGCTCGCAAGCCACGCGATAGCATCGGCTTGCGGCATCGGAGGAACGTCCGCCATCGCCACAGCAAGCCACGCCGCCAAAGCGGGGTCAGGCGCCGGAAGAACGTCGCCCATGGGGTCTACAAAGCCGCCCTGCGCCATCGTGGGCACGTCCGTCATCATCGCCGCCAGAAACGCCGCGCCATCGGGCGGGGTCGCTACCGGAACGTCGGCCATGTTCTGCCAGTTGATCACGTCATCGATGCCAGGCGTTGCAGGCGCGCCGCCGGTCCGCGTCCAGATGCTGTTGAGGAACCGCCACCACGTATCCGACACAAGCCCCGATTTCGGGTCAACAAACGCCGTCATCCGTTGCGGAATGCCTTGCGCGGTGCCGCTCATGATTTTTCGCCCCTAGCTTCCACGAATGCCCCGTTCAATGCCGTCCGCACAGGCGCCGACCAGAACAACTCAAACACCCGATCCCGCGCCATCCCCAGCCGCTGAAAATGAATGCTTTTGTAGAAGTCGCCGGTCGCGCCGAATTCATCTTCGATTGGGTTGGACCACGTTTGCCCGCGCGTGTCGGAATACCGCAGGTAAAGTTTGCTTGGCTCGATACCAATCGCCCCGCCGTCAATGCCGAGAAACACAGGAATTACGTCAAGACCAAGCGCCGTGTCTGGCAACACATCAGGCCCTAAGAGCGTCGGGGTAACACCGCCAAGAGTTGAGTTTTCGTCTCGTCCGACTTCCATGTCGGCAATGAATTGAGAGTAGTAAACTCGTCCGCCATTGATGCCCAAGTGTGGGAACCCTCGCCGCCGCAAGATAGGGCTGCCGTTGTCGGTGTAGGTGTTGAGGTCAAAAGCATAGAGCGCCCCTGTTTCCCAATCCTGCACAACGTTTTCGCCGTAGGCATACGCAGCAGACATGCCCCGGTGCCGATGTTCCACGCCTTCACCGTCCAACCACATGCGCTCATGCCACTGGCCGCTGACGATATCCAAGCACCATGTCTTGTCGGCAGTCGGGAACGTCAGAACGTAGAATTGATGGCCTTCCTGCTGATATGTGTAGCCTTGCGCGTCCGACACAACCGGATACGTGGCCAGCGCCGTTTCAATGGCGTGCGTCGATATCCGCTCCGTCTTATAGCCCTGCCCGCGCAGCACAACCCGCCCGCCCTGCTGACTTTCGCTCAGCCAAAACAGCGCGTCGCCCATCTGCGCCATGCTGTAGACCGCCGCGCATCCGTGCTGGATAAAGGCGCCGTTCATGATCTCATACGGGAACGCAGACGCCCCGCTATTGATGTAAACCTCGGTCGTGCGCTCACCCACAAGCCAAATCTCGCGATGCACAACGCCAGCCGTCACCAGCAAGTCAGAAGCACCGATCTTAGTCGCGAAATACAGCGGGTTGAACGTGGTCGCATTTGAGTTGCTGATGTAAAACTGGCCGGTGCCAGGCTTTGACAGCACAAAATACGTATCGACAAATTCAACCCTAGGCGAGCCGTAAAACGCCGCATCACTGATCGCCGCAAACGCGGAACTGCCCAACGTCACCGTGTAGCCCGCGCCGCTGCCATCTACCGCCATCAACGTCGTTTGATTATCCGCCATCGAAACCGGCGTGGTCAGCACGTCAGACAGCGTGCCCAATTCCGTAAAGGTCCAGTCGTTGGCCACGCGGTAAAGCTTTTGCGCAACCACCGCATACAGCAAACCGTTGCTTGCGCGGTAAACCCCACGCCCCGCCCCGTTAGTCGGGGGGTTAGATAGGAGCCGCAGCCCCGGCGTGGGGTAGTAAGTGAACGGAACCGGCGCATCTTCCGGGTTTTGCTCGGCGTAAAGGTTGACGCTCCGCTGGCAGTTAGCAATTACGCTGCGAGCCGTGTATGCCCCGGACTTCAGCGCGATCCGCATCAGTTGATGCGATCAGAGAAGATGTTGTAACGCCGCCCCGGAGTGGGCACGCCAACCGGCATCATCAGGCGCGGCATCTGCACATTCGGCCCGCGAACCGCCGCCAGCGCAGCACGCGCCAGGCCATCAATTTGCGGGTCTTTGGGCAACTGATACATCGGACGCACACGCTGCGCACCGCACCAGCGCAAGGCATTGACGTAGACAGGCGGCAAGGCAATGTCGGTTGTCAGGTCGGGGAAGTGCGAAAGGGGCTGTTTTAGCGTCAAGTGCAGTTCCCCGCCGCCAGCCTCAGGAACCGGCCACGGATAGATCACACCAAGCGGATACGCGGCATCATACCAATACCAGCCCGGCCAAGTGCCTACCGTCTTGACGGCAATTCGATTGTAGTCCTCGCGCGAGCCGATATCGACAAGCACGTAGTCTACAGGCTGGGCAGGCGCCAGCGTGGAGCGGTAGAAAGCCGCCTGCACCTGATCGGGGCGAGTGGTGTTGAAGTCGCCACCCGCCCCGATGGTGTAGGATTGCGCGCCGTTGGTCGCGACAAACACATCGACTAGATGATAGACAAGCCAGCGTTTTGTTGCCCACTCGTCTAGCATCATGTTGAGCGTGTCGAGCACGTCCGTATTGTCTTCGGCGCTCGGTGTTTGGCCAACGCCGTTAACCCCGGCATCCCTAAGGATAAGCTGGATCAATCGAACCGGGGTCACGGCGTTTGCTCAGTTCGCCAGCACGCGGCAGGCAAGCTGCGGACGGATCGTCTTGAAGCCGTAAAGCACGTCGATACGGCAGGGAAGCTGATCGTTGTTGATGTCATACTGACGGACAACGCGAAGGCTGATCCCTTCCTGCACTTTGCGCGCCGCGAAGTGAACACCATCCGGAAGGATGAGGTCAGCGGTTGCGAAGGTGAAGGCGTCCTTGTGGTAGGTCAACGCCTGCTGCGTGGTTGCCGACGCGGTGCCGACGAACACAAGCGGCTGATTGTCAGCGGCGGCGTTGGTGACGTTCTGGTATGGGCCAGTTGCCACAATCGACGGGCTGATGCTGATCGTGCCACCGCCGCCAGCGTAAGCCGCCGTGACAACGAACTGCTGCAAGATGCCGGTGTTGGCCTTGGTTTCCGGATGCACCCGGAACACGCCGCCGATGGTGAACACGTCTCCCGCGACCATGGCATTCGCGCCAGTGTCAACGATCAGGCTTGCGCCCTGCTGCGCAACCGCCGAGTTGGTCAGATACGCAGCGTTGCGGGCGCCGAAAGTAAACGACGGAAGCAAGGTGTTTTCAGCAAACTCAAACCCTGCGGTCTGGCCGATGACGCCTTCCTCATACTGCGTTTTGATCTTCTGCGAGGACTGAAACAAGCCCTTGAGGCTGTCCACAAGATCGACGTTGGACTGCGTGTCAAGCCGGGCCATATACATGCCAGCCGGCGCCAGGTTGTCGCGCAGAACCTTGCGGGCTTGCAGCATGTTGCGCAGGGTCTGCGCCGATCCCGAGCCGTTCACGGTGTTGTAAACGTCGCGGGTCATGCTGAAAGCGTCGGCCTCGATGTTCGCCGCCAGCACCGCCATTGCCGGTTCAAGAACCTGCTGCGAAAAGTCAAACACGTTCAACGCAAGCTGCGTGCTGGTGAAAACGGTATCGACATGCCGCTGCGTCGAAACGCTCAGGGTGGTGCTGGTTTCCTGCACGTCTTGCAGAGACAGCGCCGCGCCGGTCACGGTGGTGAACTGGTTTGGCAGGCGAATGCGCAGGGTAGAGCCAATCTTGGCGCCTTCCTGGGCAAACGAACTGTCATACGCGCGGTTGATGCTGCCCACGAAGTTCAACTTCTGGTGCAGGATTTCAAGCGCGGCATTGGTGATCATGTCTACGTTAAGCAAAGCATTGGGCATCGGAAGGCTCCATCATGGGAATGCGCTGTCATCGCGACAGTGCGAGGCTGCTTGCCTAAGGCAGCCGTGAATTGGTTAAGCGTCGCGGGCGCGCGCCTCAGCGGTTTCGCATGCCGTTCCGGAACCACTTGCGCCAAGCGTCCGGGTTGCTCTTGGCATCCGGCTCGCCACCCGTTTCCGTTCGGGCGGCAGAGATTGGCGTAATAGGCGGAGGCACTTTCGACACAGGCTTAGGAGCCGCTGGCCTTGCAGCCATCTTGGCGACTTCCACAGCCATCCGGGCAGGCGACAATCGAGCGAGGCGCATGGCTTCGTCCGGGTTCATCCCAAGGTCGTAGAAGACCCTGGCCCCATCCTCCTTGCCTAGCGCGGTCACGGCTTCCAGTAGCGCGGGCGGAGGTCCGCCGATGCTTTGGAAGTTTTGCACAGCGGAATCAAAGTCCTTGAACACGCTGGCGCCATGGTCTGCAACGTCATCACAGGCGGCGTTAAAGCGTGCCATCTCGATCTGCTGCGCCGCGATCCGCCCAACCTCCGAAGCCGGGACGTATCCGGCTGGGGCTTGGCTTTGCTGCGGTTCCGGCTGCTGTCCCTGCTGAATTTGGCGCAGGTAGGCAGTCAGTTGTTCCGTTTGTCGCCGTGCTTCATGCTTCTCCCGCGTCAACTCGTCAATGCGCTGCTGAAACCATGGCTTGCGCTTAGGTTCCTCTGGCGCGTCTTCGGTCTGCGTCTCTGCGGTGTCTGCCTGTTGCTCCTGCCCGGTATTGGGAGCGGTATCGGTTGCGGGCTGAGGCGCAGTTTCAACGGGGTCAACCGTCGCGCCCTGCGTGGCGCTTTCCAGTGATTCGCTCATGTGTTCCATGATGGTTTGATAGCCGCCCGGCTTACCCTGCCGGTTAGGGTAGGCACGTCAACGTTTGCCGAATGCCCCTTTAGGCACCTGCAACTTGTTCAACCGTTCAACGATGCCCGGCCCGTAGTGCCGCACCGCCTTGGCCGTCAGAACACCCTCGCCGAGGTCCATTGCAACGTGCCCATCGTCAGGGCCGTTCGGGTCAGGACCACGCAGCTTGTTCCGCGTCACAATGCCGCCGTGATACATGCCAGGCATTCCGGCGATTTCCGCTGATGGGCCAGCGGATGCGTTTTCATTGCCAGCGGCAGCGTTGGCATCGTTGCCCATTTGCTCGTTGCCGGTTGGCCCAAGCCCGTCAGACATGCCGCCAAATATGCCTGCACCGACAAACCCGCCGCCATCGCCGCCCTGTGTCGGCTGGTCAAAGCCGGCAAATGCCGGTTGTTCCATGGCTATCCGCGGTGCAACAGACTGGTCGTTAAACCCGCCAAGCCCATCGCCGCGCGGGATATCAATCGGAGCAACGCGCGGCGCGTTGAACTGCTGCGCCATGCCAATGCCGCGCGCGTTTATGTCCGTCATCCATGCCGGATACTGACGGGCTTGGCGCGCCGCACTCGATACGCCGGAACCAAACAGCCCGCTGTTTGTCTCCTGGCCAGTGAGCGGGTTAATCGCCATTCGCCATCATCCCTTGTTCAACCGGCGCAAACGCGGGCTGCATGGCTTGTTCCGCCATCGCGTGTTCGTGCATTAGCGGGACAATCGGTTGCCCCATCATCTGCGATACCATTTCACGGATAACCGGCTTAAACGCCTCGGGATCAATCTTGCCGACAGCCGCCATTCGCTGCGTTTCCGCTTCAAATTCCTTGCGCGCCAGGTCTTCGGACTGGTCTTTCAGCTTCTGCTGCGCTTCGGTCAAAGCCGTCTGCAACTGGCCAATTTCCGCTTGACCCTGTTGCGCAACCTGTTGGAATTCCTGTTGCATTTTCTGCATCTCAGGCGTCGGTCCACCAAGCGCGGATTGCGGCACCATGCGATGCAGCCGCTTGGCCAGCTTCTCACTGCCAGGGAAGTCCGCGCTTTCCGCCCACAAGTCGCCAACAACGGTCCACATTTCTTTATTCTGCGCCAGCATTTGCGAGAAAGCGTTGAACGCCTCCTGACGCTGCGTGCCGTAGGAAGGCCCAACGTCCGCAACCACGTCATACTTGCCCACGGCTGGGTTCAAGATCGCCGCCACCGTCTCGCTATCGAAGTCTTCGGCCTCAGGGTCTGCCAACTGCTGCGCCGCGTCCTTGCGATTTGGGTCAACCTCAATTCGCATCCGCTTGTCGTCGCGCCCGATGGCCTGGATAACCCGCTGCGTGTCGTAGACCTTCGGGATAAGGTCGATCATCATCCGCCCAAGGCACCGGATCATTAGAGCCTGATGGTCGATGAAGTGATACGTCGCGTTGTCGCCCTGCCGCTGCCGGGCGTTGATCGCCTTGCCGCTTGTTTCGTTGCTTGGCGCGCCCATGATCGCCTGATACTGGCCGGACGCCATCATCAGTTCTTGTTGCGCAACCTGCATACCCTCGATATGCCCCTGCGCAGCCCGTGGCGGCTCGATACGCTGTGGCGGGGCAACCGGAAGCCCATCGTCCCCAACGTCGTTCCACACCAGCACAGCGGCGTTTTTGACGTTAGCCTCAGACCATTGTGCCGCCGTCTCGCCCTCGCCCATAGCACGCGCGGTCACCAGCCAAGGCGATTTCGTCTGTAGCGCCACGCTCTCCACGCTGCCAGAC